AATTGACAGCAAAGGCGAATTAGATTTATCGCCTATCAATGTTTATGATATTACTATGCATGCAGCTGATGCTGTGTTATCTGGTGGTGTACGCCGTTCAGCTACTATTTGTTTGTTCTCACCAACTGATGAAGAAATGATGACAGCTAAAACCGGTAACTGGTTTGTGGATAACCCACAACGTGGTCGTTCAAACAACTCAGCTGTTATTGTACGTAATGAAGCAAAGAAAGAAGAATTTGCTAAACTCATGGAGTCCGTCAAGTCATTCGGCGAACCCGGTTTTGTGTTTGTAGAGTCTACAGAGCATACAACTAATCCATGTGTTGAGATTGGTATGTATCCACAGATTGATGGTAAGTCTGGCTGGCAAGGTTGTAACCTTACCGAAATCAATGGTGGCATGTGTAAGACAGAAGAAGACTTCTATAAAGCATGCCGTGCAGGTGCTATCCTTGGTACAATGCAAGCTGGATATACAGACTTTAAATTCTTAGGTCCAACATCAAAGAAGATCTTTGATCGTGAAGCACTCCTTGGTGTATCAATTACCGGATGGATGAATCAACCTGACATCTTGTTCAATCCTAAAGTACTTGAAAAAGGAGCTAAAATTGTCAAAGAAGTCAATAGAGAGATCGCAGCAATTATTGGAATCAATCCTGCCGCTCGGACAACATGTGTTAAGCCTTCAGGAAATGCGTCAGTTCTACTTCAGACAGCATCAGGAATCCACGCAGAACACTCGCCAACATATATTAGAAATGTCCAGATGAATAAAGAGTCTGAAATTACTCAGGCTATCATCAAGTCAAATCCGTATATGGTAGAAGAATCTGTATGGTCTGCATCAGGTACTGATGTCGTTGTATCGTTTCCAATCATTCCGCATAAAGGCTCTTTGATGAAAGACGATATGCTTGGTGTTGTGCATTTAGATAAAGTAAAAACAGCTCAAAAGCATTGGGTTGTAGCTGGTACAAATGAAGAGCTTTGTGCAGACAAAGGTATTCGCCATAATGTATCAAACACTATCCTAGTCGATGATTGGGATGAAGTAGAGCAATACGTATTCAAGAATCGCCATTCTTTCTCAGGTATTTCATTCTTGTCTATGTCAGGTGATAAAGATTACAATCAGGCTCCAAACACTGCGGTTATCAATGCAAAGCAAATGGTCAAAGAATATGACGAAGCTGCAATCTTTGCATCAGGTCTTGTTGTTGACGCATTGAAAGTCTATAGTAACCTATGGGATGCTTGTTCTACAGCTCAAGGATACGGTATTGATATTTCTTTGGAATGTGCTGAGAATGCAGCACGTGCTGATTGGAATAGACGGTTCGAAAACTTTGCTGTAAACTACTTAAAAGGTGATAACAAGCGAGCAGAACATTGTTTGAAGGATGCTTATTTACTCCATAAGTGGAATAAGATCCAAGCTAACTTGAAACCAATTAATTGGAAATCTGGTCTAACACAAAAGGTCTACACAGACGTTGATACCATTGCAGCTGTTGCATGCGCTGGTGGAAGTTGCGAAATTGACTTCTAATGTTGAGTCACCATGTATTCAAATTTGTACTCTTTCCGATAACATCTGTTTAGGGTGTTATCGGACTGGTGAAGAAGTTCGAGAATGGTTACGTGCTACTGATGAACGTAAATTAGAAATCCTAGAAAGGATTAGTCACCATGAATGAGTACTTAGTTGAATGTCATGAATGCGAAGACGAGATGATTGTCGAATGCAATGCTGACGTTCCAGCGTATTGCCCGTTGTGCGGAGGAGATGATGTTGACGTTTCTCGAGGAGAGCGTGAAATAGAGTGGGACGAAGATGAGTAATATATATCTACATGTGGATATACAATGATAAACAATACGTCGATACTCCTGAAGAATACCAAGGATTTGTCTACCTCATCACAGAACTGGATACAGGTAAAAAATATATCGGTAAAAAGAACTTCTGGAGGCCTAAGACATTACCAAAGAATTCTAAAAGAAATAGACGCGTTAGAACGAGGGTACCCTCTGACTGGCACGTCTATTTTGGATCCAATAAACAGGTACAAGAGCTAGTAGAATCAAAAGGTGAGGACAACTATAAAAGAGAAATCTTAATGTTGTGTAAGACTAAAGGTCAAATGTCATACTACGAAGCTAAGCTTCAGTTTGAAAACGACGTTTTGTTATCAGATATATATTATAATGAATTTATAGGATGCAAGATACATTCGAAGCATATAAAGGATAAATAGGTTTATGATCTTGAACGTACATGAAGTGCTAGACTTGGTAAGAAAAGCCCGTACCAAAGAAAAGAAAGTAGAACTTCTACTTAAGCACGAAAGCTGGGCTCTAAAAGATATCTTACGTGGTACATTCGATTCTACTATTGAATGGAACTTACCCGGTGGAGAGCCACCTTGGACTCCGTCTGAGGCACACAGCGCTCCTACAAATTTACATAAAGCGCATAAAGAATTTGTATACTTCGTGAAAGGGTTACGCGAATCTGAAAAGCTGACACCTGTTAAGCGCGAAAGTATATTCATCGGTTTGATAGAGGGCATAGACCCCGACGACGCTAAGCTCGTTATTGGTATGATTAATAAAGACAAACCAACCGGTATCACTCGGCCAGTTATTGAGGAGGCATTTCCAAAACTACTAGCTGATTGATTCCCATAAACACGGAGACAATAATGCCAGCAATACAGCTCGAACGACTCATGAATGATATCGCCCTTATTGAGGGTTACATTTCGAAACTCAAAAATAGAGGCGATGGTGATCGAGTTAAAAAACTTATGAAGAAGAAACTCTTTATGGAAGAAAGGCTAGCTGCAGTCATTTAATTGTTTACAACTCCCCTGATTTGTGATATAATATACTTATATTATGAATCAGGGGTTTTATCATTATGAATCTGTTTATACTACACAAAGATCCAGTCATTGCTGCTCAAATGCAATGTGACAAGCATGTACCAAAAATGATTGTCGAATCTGGTCAAATGTTATCTACATCACATCGTATGCTTGATGGCATTATGGAAAAACGTCCATCTAAATCTGGTAAGACTATGGTCAAATACTGGCGCATGGAAAACCAGTATTACGAAACCACACTCTATAGCGCAGTACACGCTCACCACCCTTGTACTGTATGGACTATGGAATCTTCCGAAAACTACAAATGGCACTACGAACACTTTCTTGCACTATGCGACGAGTATACATACAGGTATGGCAAAACGCATAAAACCGATAGAGTTCTACGTGACATCCTTAGTATTATGCCAGTGAATATGCCACAGAAAAATGAATTGACAGAATTTAAACTTGCAATGAAAGCAAACCCTGAATGCATGTTTCCAGATCCAGTAAAGTCATACAGGCTTTTCTATCAAACAAAACAAGAGCGTTTTAAAATGGTATGGACAAAACGCAACAGACCGGAGTGGTTTAATAATGTACACAGTAATGGATAAATATAAAATATTGCAATCGGAAATCAAGCTACTTGAAAGTAGACTTGAACCACATGACACTGGTCATATTCATACTGCAATCTCTGTATTGCACCACAGATGTTTAGAATTGGAAGAAGAAATCAATGCCCGTTTACACGCTACGCGATAGTAAGACCGGAGACGAATGGGATGTCAACATGTCGTACGAGGAGCTGCAAACTGTCCTCGATGAATTACCTGACGTTTCTAAAGTCTTAGTACCTAATAACTTTATCTCAATGCATGGTAGTGTTATGAGTAAAACCGATGGTGATTTTCGTAGTCATCTGAAATCAATCAAAAAGAAATATCCTGGGAATACAATTGATAACTCATGAGCAATAACTCTTCTAAAGTAAAAGCGTGTGATCTATATCAAATAGATCCAATGACTAAAAACCAGCAAAAGGCATTTAAGTTATGGGATGAAGGCGAAAATCTAATCTTAGCTGGATCTGCTGGTACCGGTAAGACTTTCCTTGCAATGTATCTTGCTTTAGATGAGATGCTTAATGAAGCAGGTTATGACAGAATTATTCTTGTGCGATCTGTAGTAGCGGTAAGAGAAATTGGATTCTTGCCGGGAAAGCTAGAAGAAAAAACATCAGTATTTGAGGCACCATATCGTATGATATGCGATCAGCTATTTTCAAATGCCGCAAGTGCAGCCTATAATAAAATGATAAATAGTCATCAGATACAGTTTGAAACAACATCGTATATACGTGGCAAAACGTTTGATAATGCCATCATTGTTGTTGACGAAATGCAGAATCTAAACTTCCATGAGCTTGATTCCATTATGACTCGAGTTGGTGAGAACTGCCGGATAATATTTGCCGGTGATTACCTTCAGTCTGATTTTAAGAATGACGGTGAAAGAGATGGACTTATGAAGTTCTTAAACATTA